ATGTTAGTCTCTACTCCAGATCGTCACTTAGTATTTTTTGGAACAGAGAAAACAATTGGAGATAAAGATACTCAAGATGATATGTTTATAAGATTTTCGTCTCAGGAGAATATAGAAGATTACACACCTACAGCAATTAACAGTGCTGGTACACAAAGACTGGCCGCCGGATCACGGATCATGGGGGCTAAGCTTGGAAGAAATGCAATTTACATTTGGACCGACACCTCACTATTTACAATGAGATTTGTGGGTACTCCGTTTACCTTTGCTTACGAGCAGGTTGGAACCAACTGTGGTTTAATTGGAATGAACGCAGCTGTTGAAGTAGATGGTGCTGCTTACTGGATGTCCGATAATGGATTCTTTAGGTATACCGGTCAACTACAATCGATGGATTGCTTAGTCGAAGATTATGTTTTTGATGATATAAATACAGTATCTAATCAATTAATTTATTGTGGTATTAATAACTTGTTTGGCGAGATAACTTGGTTTTACTGTAGTGGTACTTCTAATGTAGTTAACAGATCAGTTACCTATAGTTATTTAGATTCAACAAAAAAACGTCCGATATGGTTTACTAATGCAAGTGCATTATACCCGAGAACAACTTGGGTTGACTCTGCTGTATTTGGTTTACCTCATGCAACTAGATATGATGCAGGAGATGATGCGTCTTTTGATGTTATTGGAAACACTGAAGGAACTACAATTTATTTCCAACATGAAACAGGGGTTAATCAAGTAACTGCTTTTACAGGACCTGTTCCCATACCGGCTAATATTATTTCTGGAGATTATGATATTACACAAAAAATTGTTAAAGGTGCTGCCACTAACATGGCTGACCTTAGAGGAGACGGTGAGTCTATGATGAGAATTAGCAGAATTGTTCCTGACTTTATTAATCAAGCAGAAAATGTAATAGCTACATTATTTGTTAGAGATTATCCAAACAACACGGCAGCAAGTTCACCTTTGGGTCCATTTACTTTAGCACCCACAACTACAAAAGTAGATACTCGTGCTAGAGGGAGAGCAATAGCTTTATCTATTTCTAACACAGCAATAGATAGTACTTGGAAACTTGGGACATTTAGATTAGATATACAAGCTGGAGGAAGACGCTAATGGCTAAAATAGTACAAACTTTAACTAGAGCAAGTGAAGAATATGATCAAGATATATCACAGTCTTTGGTTAGAGATTTAGATGCCGTTTTAGAAAAATTAAATAGTACGTTTCAAGAAGAATTAAAACAGGAGATAGAAGCTAGAAGTTTCTTTTTAGATTAATGGCAGTAGTAAACCAATATAAATTTAAAGGTATAGATAATGATACAACAGGTAATGCACTTACACCATTAGGATCTGGCAATCCTTTGGTTAGTGAAACATATGTTATAAAATCTATACTTGTTACATCAGCCGGCACACCAAGTGTAACAATTACAAATAATAGTATTACAGCTATTAAATCAGCAGCACTTACAGCTAATGTTACAACAGAATTATTAACTCAACCATTGATAATTGAAGGTGGTACACCTTTTAAAGTACAGTCAAGCAACGCAAGTTCTTTTGACGTGGCCATTAGTTATTTAAACATCAAAAAAGAGGTAACAACATAATGGAAATACTACAAGCTAAGGTAGAGACTACGTACAGACACAAGGAAACAGGAGAGCTTTTTAAGGAAAGAAAAGACTGGGAAGCTAAAGGTTTTAAAGCAGAAGACATGGCTCAAGACGTAAATGTTATGATGCCTTCTCTTGATTTAATAGGAAAAACAAAGTAAAAGAATAGAACTATGATGGAAGACAAAATTTCAATGACAGAATCTATAGACGCAGGTGCACCAAGCATTAAATATGACAGAGGTGATGTTCAAATGGGTGGCGGCGAAGATATGCAAGGGAAAGAAGTGGCTGCTCAAATATGGGAACAAATGGAACAAGAACAAAAAGTTCAATTTGGTAGCTTTGATGCTTTTTTTCAGAGCGGTATATGGAAACAAATTATTCAACAGATGCAAGCAGATGCAGGCGGAGCTGGACCAGGATCTGAGATGATGTCTGAGAATATTAACATGCAAGAACAAATGCCAGGTGGCGGAATTGCTGATGTTGATATGAGAGAACAAGTTCAGATGAGAGCCAACGGCGGGCTGATGGGTCTATACAATAGGGGCATGTAGTTATGGCTGGGATAACAGCAATTCAACGTAAAGGTTTTAGAGGCGGTGGAATGGATATGGGTAACCAATCCAACCAAAACCAAAGTGCTAACAGTACTGGCACAGGTAGTAATAATACTTCTAATAATACCTCTAGTAATAGCAATAGCAATAATAGTAACAATAATAATAATCAAAACACAGGTAATGATAATAACGACATGCAAAACTACATGTTGGATCAAACAACTTACACTGCAAACAATACTCCAACAAATACAACAATTTCAGATCAAGATGCAAAAGATTTTTTTGATGCAAGACCTGATTATAAAGCAGCCGCTGAGCAAGCTGCGAAAAAAAAAGCAGAAGAAAAAGCAGAAGCTAAAAAAGAAAAAGATAGAATTGATGCAATTTTAGCTGAACTTAAAGATAAAGAACCTGTTGCCTATAGTTATGGTAATCCAATTAAAAACTATAAAAAAAATTATTTTACGGGTCCAAACAAATTTAGCACTGCAACTAAAATGAGACAACTTGCTCTTAAGAATTTAATAGATAAAAAAATGGGTAACAAAAATAATTTACCTAGTATTTTTGAAATGAATAATTTATTTAATCCGAGTATGGTAGACCAAGATTACACTTATAATAGTGGCATCACTACAGACATGATGGGTGCTGACCTACAAGATTATTCAGATATTAGTGACTACGGAATGACTGGAAAAAATTTAACAGACATAGATCGTATGAACAGGGCTTTAGATACAGGTAGAGAAACAGGTAAAATAACACAACAACAATTTGAAGATGCTTTTAATAATCAAGTTGTTCCCGTTGATCTCAGTGACGATACAATACTTCCATACCCTTTCAACGTACAGGAGCCAGAACCAGATCCTTATAATCAGTTTACTTATAACGAAGAGGCTTTTGGTCCGGGTGGAAAATCAGCAGATGTAAGAAAAGCATCCTATGATTTTAATGAAGGTGGTAGAGCGGGTGGTGGTATCATGGGCACTAGAGCAAGAAAAGCTTTTGGCGGTATCATGGACCGAGTAACAGGAAGAAAAGCTTATGGTCTAGGTAGTATATTTAAAAGTGTTAAGAAAGCTGTAGGAAAAGTTTTAAAAAGTCCAATAGGTAAAGCTGCAATGATATATGCGGGAGGAGCAATGCTAGGGTCTTATGGTGCTGGAAAAGGTTTTTTTAGTCCCGGTATGTTTAATCCAGGTAACATGGGTGGTGGACTAAGTAGTTTAGGTAAAAAAATTGGTTTTAATAAACTATCTGCAGATGCTGGTTTTGGCGAGAAGGCTATGAAATTTGGTAAACTATTTGGTTTAGGTTATGGTTTATCAAAAACAAAATTAGGCGAAGCTAAAGTAAATACAATGCCTGGTAGTGGTAAAAGAGGTGAAAGATTATTAGATTCACAAGGTAAGGAAGCGTTACCTAGAGAACTTAGAGCTGAAGTACGAGACGCTTATGCTTCGGGAGATCCAGAAAGAATAGCAGCTATTCAAAGTTACTACAATTTTTTACCACCAACTAATGAATTCTTACCTTATCCAGAATTTGGTGAAGCTGGTTATAGAACTACTGTAGCAACAGGTGGTAGAATAGGAAGAGCCGAAGGTGGTCTGATGGACTTAGGTGGTATGGAAAAAGATTATAGAAACGATGGTGGGTTTGTACCTATTGGAGAGTATGAAAAGAAAGATGACGTACCGGCAAGACTAAGCGTTAACGAATTTGTGTTTACTGCAGATGCTGTAAGAAGTGCTGGCCAAGGTGACATAGACAAAGGAGCCGAGGTCAT